TTTTCCGTCGCCATCAACTTCACCGGAGCCTCTGCTTGATACGCCTAATTTAACCCCACTCTCCAACATGGTTGAAATTAGCTGTCCCATAGGAGTTGGTAGGATTTTCATTTTTCCGTAACCATTTGGACCATCCATCCACATTTTTGTAATCATGTGGCTGACTCGGTCCAAATTAATGCGTAGATCCGCAGGATGATCAACTTCCCCAAGCACAGAGTATCCGCCAGCTAGCTGATCGTTGATAGTCTTGACAGCCTTTGCAATCTCAGAAGATGGATAAACACGCTGGTTTGCATTGCGGATATCTCCTTGAACGCAGATTCCGCTTAGATGCAAACTTTTATTGCCGTTTTCCTCGTTGGCACTTTCAATAACCAACTGCGCCTGATCGAAACTCAGATGCTCGCTAAGGTAATTTTTCACCTAAAGGCTCCGATTACTTTTTACGGAACAAACTAGTTGAGTTTGTGCCGCCTTGCTCACCCGCGCCTTTTTTCTCAGCGCCGTGTCCTGGCTCCTTGTGTTTGAAACCTGTCTTACCAGCATTTCCACCAGGAACGTTAATGTTACCGCCGTCTTGTAGTTGTGGCTTTCCTTTTGATAGACCGCTACCTTTTAGGTCGCCTGTCATTCCTTGATGACCTGAATCTGCACCATTGCGTCCGCTAACGATGTTAGCAGTTGTGCCGCCCATGTCATTTTTCATGTTGTCGATAATAGACTTAGTATTTGTACCACCTTGTTCAGCACTACCTTTCTTTTCAGCACCGTGACCTGCTGGAACTTTCTCAACATACTCACGTACAGTTTCTAATTCTGTGTCAAAAGAATCCATTTTAGGACCATTTTTGCCCATCATGTCATCCATGTCTGTTTCGCCATCAAAATTGTGGCCTTCACCTTCTTCTTGTGCTTTGTATTCGTCAAATGCTGCTAGAAGTTCTTCGACATCGTCTTTGACAGACATGATATCACCTTTGGTTGCTGGTGCATCCATGTCACCTTCGTCTTCGCCTTCACCTTCACCTTCTTCGTCGTCAATTTCTTTTTCTAGATCGCCGGTTTTTTCCATGCTACCTGGAAAACCGCCTTCTTCGTCGTCGCCTTCTGTTGCAAATTCGTCGTAGTTTTCTTCTAGATCGTCTTCATCTTCTTGATCTTTTTTGCTAGCTTCTTCTAGATCGTCTTCATCTTCTTGATCTTTTTTGCTAGCTTCGTCTAGATCGTCTTCATCTTGAGAAGCTTCGTCGATTTCGGAATCGATTAGTGATTCGTAGATATCACGAGATGTTGATACTACATACTCGTGGAATAATTCTTCTGCTTTGGCTTTATCGCCGTTAACCAGATGCTCAAGCATCTGCTCAATAATTGTTTTATCGGCCATGAGAGATCTCCTTTAATTGTATAGTTTGGCTGTCAGTTTTATTTAATACTAAGATAATAAAATGGCGTTATATGACGCTTTTTTGATCAATTTGATTAGATAAATGTAGAACCAGGAAATCTATTCTCAAATTCGCTGTAAGGGATGTTGAAAAAATTATGAAAGGATCCTTGTAACGGATCGGGTGTCATGTAGCCTTTATCTACTACTCGATAGAACGCTATCTCTTTGAAACCACTGATAATTTGTGCTGTTTGATTAGCCCAGTTACCAAAAAACGTTGGTATTTCTGTACTTTTTTTATAGTTAAATGTGTCAGCATACACATTATTAAACTTACCTTCTACGCCAGCATAATCAAAACCCAATATATAGATCTCTTTATGTCCGTTTTGGCAAGCTAACCATAATGCTGTAGGTCCGCTACTCCAACCTTTGTGCGGATCAAACAAGTTAATACCGGCTGTGGAAGTAATACCTTTGTTTGGGTTTGTCCAAACTTCATTCTGATTTTGATATCCAGAACTAATGATCTCGTTGATCATTTTTACATCAACTGCTACAAGATAATCTGGGGAGTATTCTCTGTATAAAGCGTTGCAACCGTAGGTAATAAAGTGTGTTTTAAGCTCGTTTAGATTGGCTTTTAATCTACTAACACCATTACCTAGAACTACTGCGGGCTTACTGCGGCTGTGCTTCTGCTGGTGGTTGGCCATACATTTGTCTTATAAAACCTAATTCAGACTCTTGTTCTGCTTCGTGTGCTTCGCTTTGCATACGTAACATATTGATCTGCTTTAATGTAAGGCGTACTTTTCTAGTATCGCCCTTCTTTAGTACGTCAGAGTCGCGACCATTTTCATAGCGTCTGTCAATGCTATAGTCGCTGTTGTCGTCGTTGAAATATAAGAATTCTAATAGGCGCATCTTGTATTTATCACCAAAATGTTTTACTGTGCCGGAGGTGTTTCGGCTGCTGCGGGTTCGCCTTCCGCTGGCGCTTCAGCTTCCATGCCTGGAGGTGCTTCTGCCGTTTGATCGGCCATGTCTGCTGATATTCCCCCAGGAGTTACACCCATCGATCGCATCTGTCCAGCTGCATCAGCAGATGGTGCAAGTTTGCCGCCATTTTCTTCTTTCCAGAGACGTTCGTTTTCTGTAATTTCTTCTTGGGTAAGTCCTAAGAAACGCTTGAGAGCAAAACGTTTGCTTAGATACGGAACTTCCTGCAACACTCCGAAACTCTGTGCTCTAGCATTGTCTAGTTCACTTTGACGATATGCAGCAAAGTTCTGCGGTGCATTGAACTTCAATTCAAATACACTGTTGTCGATGTTAATACCTTTGTTAACCATCCAAAGTTTAAATTCTAAATCAAACTCTTCGATTAACAAACTTTGCAATCTTTTACAGTATTCGTTAAATCTTAATTCTTGGATGTAAGCAGTACCGACCTTTCCGTCAGTAAATGCCATTTGACTGTCGTCTGGACCAGTTGGCAAATAGCTGCTAGGTATGCGTAAAGCACGGAATAACTTGTTAGTGAAATATTTTAGATCGTCGATCTCACCGAGATTAGTACCGCCGGGCAGTGTATCAACTTTTGATCCGCGACCTTCTGCTGTTTGAGGGAAGAAGTAGTCTTCGTTCATTGACAGCGGATTATAGCTAGCATCGATTACATTTTGGCCGCCGCCTGTTGAACTAGGAATGCGTCTCTGATGTATTTCATTTTTAACACGCTCAACAAATCCCATAGCCATGTGTGCTGGCATGTTACCTACATCAATGTAGAAAATTCTACGTTCCGGAGCACGTTGGATACGATAGATAATGATCGCATCTTCTAGTAGTTCTTTTTGTTTATAAACTTTGAATACTGATTCTAATAGACTGTTACCAAAAGGATAGTTATTGTCTAGGCCTTCACTTAATCCGATGTGTATAACATGTTTGGCGTCTATGGCAATTTCTTGTATATTTTTACTGAATCTTGTACCAGTCTGCTGAGGTGCTGCACCTACCATTCCTCGTGCAAATGCACCACCACTGACATATGCTGCTGTCCCCGAAGGAGTGTTATGTGTGTCCGGATGCATTTTAGTGATTACTAAGTTTTTAAAATTAGGATTAAAATCTTGTATCACATACTGCTCAGGTTTTTTACCTTCTGATTCGTTAACAATAATCTTTGTAACTTTGGCAGTGTCGACATAAAACCAAGTACCGTCTTCTGGATCTCTAACAAAAAAACAGTCTCCGTATTTGAAAGCATTTCGTATGATACGGAATATCCTAGTTTCAAATTTTTGCTGTTTGCTCCACTTCTGTAGACTTTCTTTGATCAGCTTCACTTCAGTAGCCGTTGGACTACCTTTAAAAAATATTTGGAATGGTGTGCTGTTTTCTTTGTTTTTTTGACTACAAAATTCTGCAAGAATATCTAGAGCAGCATTAACTTCGCTGTCCATGTCCATGGTATCGTACTGCATATATCGTTCAATACGATTAGGAGTACCGGAATAGACATCCGGCAAGTAGCTGCTATAGTTTGTACGGGCCGGACCGGGCTTACCACCATTTCCTAGCGGACTTAGTGATCCATCGTTAACTTTAACAGGGGTAAAATATTTTTTCCAGCTCATTAATTTTCCAATTTATTAAGATCTAGGATAACGGAAAGCATCATTACCTAAACCTTCTACAGCAACTAATTGTCCGTCATTTAATCGAACCAAATCTTTCATCAATTGATTATTTGCATCTAGCTTAGTATTTAATTCTGCTAGTAATACTTCAGCAGACTTCTGAGGACTGCCTTTTTTCTTTTCTTCTTCTTTGGCTTTTTCCTCTGCTTTTTTCTTCTCTTCTGCTTCTTTGTCTGCTTTTTCTTTGGCAGCTTTCTTTTCTTCTGCTTGTCGTTCTATAGCTCTACGTGTTTCTTCGTGCGTGGCTCCAGTTAATCTTCCGTATTGCATTCTTGCCAATGTGTCTGGACTCATTGAACCGCTGACGCCTTTATAGTCTTCACCTGTTCTAGAATCTTCGGGGCCGCCACCGCCGCCAGCTGCACCACCCCCGCCGGGGGCTGTGTATGCAGGAACTCCAAAGTTAGGACCGCCCATACGTTTGATTTCTTCGATCGAAGGTAAGCCGAATGCCTTTCCGTAATTGCCGTTTTTAAGATCTTCTCGTCTTTTATTTTCTAATTTGTCAATTTCTTTGTCACGTGCTTCTGCATCTGCTTTATTTTTTAGAGCATCAGCTGTAAGCTTTTTTTCGATTTTTTCACGTTCTTCTTTATTACCTTCTCTTTCTTGTTTAATTTCTTTTAATTTTTCATCATAATCGCCTCGCATGCCAGGGATTATATTTAAAAATTTATATACTCCTTCCTTCATCCACATCCACCAGTCTTCCATCCTAAGCTTTAACCAGCTGAATGCATCTGTTAACATATTCACTTTTATACCATATCGATCCATTATTTTGTCTATTAAAATAAATGCTGCTACAACTGCGGCACCTACTGCTACAAATGGTAAAAAAGCTAAAAGAGATGATGCCAGTGCTCCGACAAATGCTATTAATGGAGGCACAACGGACACAGCAATAAAAGTAGCAAAAGCAGCAAGAATTGGTTTCCAATTTCTTTCAACAAACAACACAATTTCTAGAAGGGCAGGAATCACATGTTTTTTAATCTGGTCTGCAAGGTATCCAAAAATAGGTGTAAGGAATTCATATACCTGTTTAGCTAAACTGATAACAGTTTTGATCATCCATTCAAATGCAGGTATAACATAGTTGACAATAAACTTAGCAACTGCTTTCAGAGCAGGCACTAGATAATCTTGTATTATTGGTAACAAATATTTTTGAACAAACCCAGCGAATTGCCCCAGCAATTCCATCATGCTGCCTAGTAACTTACCTTGACCTGCTAAAAATAATTGAAATGAATTACTCATTTCTGCCAATTGCTGTTGCATACTGACCAGGTTAGCATTTACTCCATCGGTTGTATTTTGTGTATCTGTTTGATTTTGTCTTGCACGAGCAATACCATTCTTTTCTAAATTTTTAGCATCAGTTACTACCTGTTGCAAAAATCCAAATTCTTGATTATATTTTGCAATATTATTAATTTCGTTTTCTTTGGCTTTTGCTTCTGCAATGAGAGTGTTTCTTAATCTTTCTCTATCGGCATCGGTAAGTTCTCCACCGGCTTGCGCTTTAGCGCCTAATTCTTTCATAACTTCTGCGGTATTGCTCATCATGCTTTGAAATGCTTGAGCATCGGGAGTCATACCCACCAATGTTGTCATAAGATCGGTTGTAACTCCATCGACAGATTTAGGCAATACACTAATAGTATCATTAAATGCTTTTGCTACTTTTGGATCTAATGCACCGACCGCCGCTTGTACTCTGGCATCGGCAGCTATTTTAGCCTGTCTAGCTTCTATTTCTTTTCTGCTCTCTCCAGTAACCTTGGCTAATAAATCTAATTCTTTTAAGTATTGTTTGGTTCCTGATACTAACTGAGCATTGGTCATTTGACTAGCTCCGCCAGTTAATTTTGTTAGTTTTGTATAAGCTGCTAATCCTTCATTTACATCTTGAGTATTGTAGCCTAAGTTATATAATTCTTTACTAGATGTTCTTAAATTCCTACTGATGTCAGCAAAACGTTTGGCCCCGTCTTCAGTAGTACCACCTAACAACATCATTGCCTCACCATTTTTTCCGATGAGTTGGCCAAACTGATCCATTGTCATGCCTGCGGCACTGGCAGCAGCTCCAAATCGTTGAACACTGCCGCCAAACGTTGCGCCGCTGGCCGTTGCCGCCTGGAATGATTTTGATGTATGTTCAACTGCACTGGCTACTGCGGTAAATGCCGCAGCCATCATTCCGCCCACCACCGGTATCTTACTAACAAGTCCGCCTAATGCACCAGCTGCACCAGTTACACTATCTCCCATGTTAGCTAAACTATCAACGGTGTTGATCATGCTAGTGCCTAATCTATCAATCGTTGCTGCTGTACTCTTTACAGCAGTGGCAAATTTTCCTATAGCAACTCCGGCAGCGAATGCCGCGTTGCCCATTTTTCCTGCACCGGCAGCACCCTCAGCAGCACCGCCACCACCTCCGCCACCACCTCCGCGTCCACTACCTCCAGTATTTTTCTGGATTCCTTGCATGGTTTTTAAAATTGAGCGCAGAGTGGCTTCAGTAGCAGCGTTTCTAGCTTCTACAACACCAACTCCAGGAATATCGACTAGTACAGTCATAGTTAAAATCTTCTAAAAAATGCGTAGATAAATAATCTACATAGTATTTATCGGAGATAATAATGTCAGATTTTGTTGCAAATGAAGCTACACAAACAGTCAAATCAAATAGTAACCCACTAAGTCAGTATTTTAGACAACCAAAAATTTGGATTAAATTGCCATCAAACGGCGAGTATTATCCTCCGGGTACTATTGACAGAAGTACTAACGGCGAGTACCCTGTATATGCTATGACTGCTAAAGACGAATTGTTATTTAAAACTCCGGATGCATTGTTAACCGGTCAGACCACTGTTGAAATTATCAAAAGCTGTATGCCAGCTATATTAGATCCTTGGAAGATGCCTAGTATCGATGTAGACTGTGCGTTAATTGCTATTAGGTTAGCCACTTACGGTGAGAACATGGATATTACTGTTACCTGTCCAAGCTGTGATACAACCAGTGACTACGAAATGAATCTACGAGGTTGGTTAGAAACTTTTGAAAATTTTAAATATCAAAATACCATTGCTGTCGATCCATTGAAAGTAATCATTAGACCATACAGCTATCAAGAACTTTCTAAAGCACAATTACAAACTTTAGAACAGCAAAAATTAGTTGACATTGCCACAGATGACAAACTTACCGACGAAGAAAAAATGGACAAGTTTGGCAAAGGCTTTGTTAGATTAACTGAGTACACTGTTAATCTTATCTCGGGATGCATTGCAAGAATAGAAACACCTACCGGTCCTGTGAGCGATCAGAAAATGATTAAAGAATTTATCGACAATGCTCCAAGTAATGTATTTGATACTATACACAAACACATCACTGGTATTAAAGAACAAGTAGAACTTAAACCTCAAAAAGTAAAATGTCCAGAATGCGAGCATCTCTTTAGCACTCCTATCGTGATGGATCAATCAAATTTTTTCGCCGTAAGATCTTAACACTACCAGAGTCGGAGATCTTACAGATAGTAGAGCAGATGGATAAAGAGGCTCTGGGTATTAAGAAAGAAGTTCTTAAAATGTGTTGGTATATGCGAGGAATGAGCTATTCCGAAGCCATGATGCTCAGCCAGGAAGAACGTTTACTCGTGGCTGAGATCATAAAAGAAAATCTCGAAACTACTAAAAAGACAGGATTACCTTTCTTTTAAGCAGCACTTACACGCTTGAGTAGCATCATGATCTGTTGTGTAGTCTGTGGATCAGCTTGCACAATAGCAGTAAATGCCTGTGCCAATGTCTGCATATGCATACGACTTGGCTCTTGACCAGCTTTAATACGTGCTACAGCCTGTTGTAGTTGTCTAGGGTCAACACCTGGCATCAGAGACGACAGCTGATTTATATTCAAACTACCTTTAACCTTAGCAGGATCTTCATCACCTGCTGCGCCGCCACCCATTCCTTGTTTGACCCCGGCCATGAATCCGCCTTGTTGTCCACCACCTGCACCGCCTTTGCTCATAGGACCAGCTGGAGCACCTTGTTGATCGTCTTCTGGATCTCCTAATGCTTGACCAATACCCATGCGTTCTGCATCTTGTGCAGCCTTTAACAGAGCTTTGTCTATCACAGAGCTAGGAATAGCTGTTGCTTCATACATACCTGCCGTTACTAGACCTTTGGCCTTAGCACCTTTAACAAAGCCTCCGAATCCAGTACCTGCTGCTTTATCTTTTTTCATCTGATCGATACGTGATTTAGCAGCAGCTTTCTTGTCATCTCCTGGTGGAGCACCTGGAACATCTGCTGCCGGTGCAGCAGGTTTATCAGCAGCAGGAGGTAGTCCTGCATTTTTACGTATAGCTGCTAGTGGATCTGTTGTACTAGGAATACCTGTTGGTAATGCTTTACCGTCTGCACCTTTCATTGTAGGTTGAGGACCTGTACTAAAATTAGGTTTTTCTGCCCCCATTGTTGGTTCTGTCTTACCATCAGTTGGAGCTGTTGCATCACCTGCCGGCTCATCTCCCATTTTAGGTTCAATCTTATCTGCGCCAGGAGCAGCACTGGCTTTACCAGCACCTGGACGAGCAGCACCAGGACTACCCTTGCCTAGTGGTCCAGTAGGTGCTTGACCTTGTGCTTCGGGACTGTTTAGGATCTTTTCTGCGCCTTGCGTAGGATATCCCTTGAATTGTAGGAAAGCCAATACAGATTCTTTGCTAGGCTCTTGTCCTGTTTTACCTAGATAGGTATCATATTCTTTGTGTATTTTGTTAGCTAGATCACCAGTGCTTAGGCGACCAGCAGCACGACCACTACCCAACTTAGAAAGGGCTTTGTTTCCTAATTTACTTAGGATCCCCATTGGTTTTTCATCTAATCGTGACTTGGCATTTGTATTCGTTTCGACGAGGACATCAGTTATTCGCATGTTATTATTCCTAAAACAGATATATTATTTATTTTCATTCTTCGAAGATGAGCTACGCTCATCTGTGTTTTTCGCTTCGCTCAAACACATTTATCTTCTTTTTAATAGTAGAGAATAATTAGTGCGAAGCACTATTAATATTATCCAGATTGTTCAGTCACACTTTGCCCAGGCCGGGCAAAGATAACATTATCCGAGTTGCACAATGTCACACAGCAGTAGAGCGTTACAGAGGCGGTTGTCCGGTACCTCGAGCTCCGTCTTATTACAACGGCGGCCTACATAAATCTGCTATCATCTATGTAGACGTGGGGTTTTTCTCCCCTCTTTTTGCCTATTTCGCTCTCCAAACAACCATACAGCAAGGTCTTTGCCATTAACGTCCTGTTAAGGATAGTGGTTGAGTACTCTTTGCGGCGAGAGATTTCCGTCCGGGCGTAGTTAAACCCCTTATCATAGGCGCACGACATTGGCCTGCGCAAGCCCTAAACCGCGTTATTTTGCCTTTTTATGTTCTTCTAGACGTTGCCTAAGTATGTTTGAACCGCCTACTCTGACATTAATAATGCCATTATAGTACTCGTCTGTTTCCAAAACCTTACGTTCAAACTGTTCTCTAGCCTCAAGATAGCTCATTTCAGCCTTGCTTTTGCAGTAATAAAGTATTTCTCTGGTGAATTTTTCTGGACCTAGTGTTTGTACATCTGCTTGTAACTTATCAGATGAGCCCCAATATTCGCGCCAATCGCTTTCTACAGTGCTGCGTCTTTTAAGTTTTTTGCCTTTGAGTGGTGGTTTTGTGCGTTTAAACTGTGCCAGTTTTTTGCCTATGTATTTGCGTCCAGTGATTAGATTGGTGATCAGATAGACGAATCCTATACAATCTTCCGGCAATTCTTCCACAAGTGTATTCTGATATGTCCACTGCATTTACTATTTTAGTTCTAATCTCTAATCGTGCCGTCCTTTCTTGGCCTGCCGTTTTTGCCTAATCTAGCCTTTCTGCGTTCTTTTCTGTCTTTTTGAATTTCTATTCTTAAGTCGCTTGCCTCGTTACGTATTTCTGATAGCCAAAATCTTGCCTCTATGCCGCCTTTGTCTGAATTTTCTTTGTCAAATTTCATTTTGGCCTTAAAGTATTCCTGAAAGGCCTTGATCAATCGATCATGTGCTTCGTAGCTCATTTGTCTACAATATCCACATCCGTTGCATATGATGTAAAGCCGTTTTCTTTGATAACACGTAGTACCTGATTGACCCGATTAGTTAGATCATCCCGGTGACTGATCAGGAAAACGTTCTTATTACGCTCTCTAGTCATCTTCTTTAATACAGCTATTGCACTCTCAACACCACTAGAATCCATTCCGGAATCAACTAGTTCATCAATAAACAACAAATTAATGTTCTGATATAGATTTTCCCACACATCGCGGAAAGCCCAACTTAGACTTAGAATCAATCTATTGCGCTCTCCGCGACTTAGATTGTCAAAGTCTAAATCTTGTCCTAGCTGTGTAATCAACACTGATAGGTCATTCTGGAAAGTAACCTGGTGAGGAAGTCCAATTCTATCTAGATAGAACGATAGTCTAGCATTTAAGAAGCTTAGATTCTGATCGATGATGCGTTTCCTAATAAAACTATCTTTGTTAGTTAATAATTTTAATAAAAACTCTTGATGATCTTTAATCTTTGTTAGTTCATTGATGTTATTCCAGTTAATGTTCTGCACAGCGGTGTTTTTTAATTCATCGATCTGATCCTGATATGGATCTTTTTCTGTTTTCTTAGTTTCAAGATTTTTTTCTAAGTTGCTTAATGTGTTTCTATGATTAAGAGCCTGTTCTAAACTGTCATATACTACATTAGGACAAGGTCCTAGTTCTCCTAGCAAAGTTAATGCTTCTTTGAACACAGTAATTTCTTCTTGATGTGCAGTTACATTATTGAGACTTTCTTGTATCTGCGCCTGTTTAGCATCCATCATTTCCTGATGTTTGCTGTCGTGAAGGTCTTGCCCACAGCTATGGCACTTGTGCTCTGCAAGAGATTCTAATTCCTTGTTTAATTTGTCTAAGATCCGTTGTTCTTTTTCTAATGCTGTTATCTGTTTTGCCAATAGGCTGTTTAGGTTATCGATTTCTTTCTTGTTCTTGTTCCAATCAGTTAACAACTTCTGATTGTTAATTTCAAGATCAATGTCTATAAGCTGCAATGCTTTGATGTCTTTTTCTAATTTGCTTACAGTATCATCTTTGGTCTGTAACCACAATGTTTGTTTACGCTCTAATGCATCAATACTTTGCTGTATTCTAGCATTAGACGCTTTAATAGTTTCAATTTTTGTATTTTCTTGAGTAATTAATTCTTTGTTTAACTTGATACCTTCTTTTAAAGCATCTGCTTTTTCAGATAGTATAGTAATGCCCAGCAGTTGTTCAATGATTGCACGTTGATCACCTGCTTTCATTGACAGGAACGGTTCTGTATAAGTGTTAAGAGCCACGAGATGCTTGAACATATCGTGAGTCATACCGAATACTGATTCTATTTCTTTTTGTGTTTCTCTAGAATCGCCCTGGCTTTCGTCTTGTTCTATGGGCTGTAACTCTGTACCGTTAATGCTAAGTTTTAATAAGTTAGGTTTGCGACCGCGTTCAATGTGATACTCTACACCGTTTTTATCAAAGCTAACAGTGACCAACATATTTTTATTGTTGATTTTGTTGATCAGATTATCTTTTTTAATATTTGTTAGGGCATTGCCGTAAATCGCATAACTCAACGCATTTACTATAGTAGTCTTACCGGTTCCGTTCCTAGCACCAGTGCCGTCTCCGCCTAGATCTAGATTCTCACCTAATACTAGTGTTAACGATCCTTTGTCAAAATCTACAGCCTGGGTTTGATTACCCACACTCATAAAGTTTTTTACAGTTAAATTTTTTATTTTAATCATAGATTTTGATATATGTCCAGCAGCAGTTTCTTATCGAATGATTCTGATTCGATAGCATTTAGTTGACCTATAACAATACTGTCAACACTTTCAAATGTAATATCCCCCATTTCAAAGTTGTCGGCAATTTGCTCTTTTTCAGGTATTAACATCAGTTCTCTTAAATTGTATTGGGGAATAAACGTTTCTTTAATAAGATTAGCTTCTTCAAAAGAAATCTGTATGTCGATGCTAACCCTACAATGCATTTTTTCATGTAACAATGCATCTGGATTTTCCATAATTTGACTTAACTTGTATGTTCGATATACAGGCTGTCCTGGCCAATTTTTATAAACGGGCTTCTTACCCCATTCTAAAATCATCATGCCTCGGTCGTCGTCGCCACTATCAGCGTAGTTGTGTGGAAAAGCATTGCCTATGTAGACAATATTGTTAGCTTCTTGACGCTTATGGAAATGTCCAGTGAACACGTACTCTTGATTTACAAAGTGATCTCTTTGTAATTGTCCGTGATCGGGCATCTGCACCATTGCATTCATGTAAAATGAAGGTAATTCTAAGTGTCCAAAGATGTATTGACTTTTAATCTTTGGAACATCTTTCCATTCGTCTCCGACTAACCAGGGCATAATGGTAACATCACCAGAAGTGATAGTTTTATCTACTAGTGTTATGTTTGGAAGTAGTCTGCCGAACTCTAAACTGTTGATTTCTCGTTTATCTTTGTAGAATTGATCGTGGTTGCCAGTGATAACAAACACTTGATCAAAGTTATCATTTAGTCGTTTGAGATTACTAACAGTGTAATTCATTGTGCTTACATCTGTTGCCGACCTATTATGATGCCAATCACCTAGGAATATGACAGTATCGCAGCCTTCAGCTTTTGCAGTGTCGCAAAACCATTTAACAAATTCTTCACAATCGTTGTTGTGTGTTCGGCTACCGCCTTTTAAACCAAAATGTATATCAGTAAAACAGGCTGCTTTTTTGAATAAACTCATAAATCCTCCAGTGCAATTTTAACATGTTGAGCGATTAATTTCAATCGTCACCGCCCCAGTCTCCACCGCCACCAACGGGCCCTGAGTTTTGTCTAGTCCAGCTAGGATTCATTCCGTTCATTTCAAGAATGTCGTCTCTAATGTTTTGATTGCGTTTCTCAATGTTGATAATTCTAACGAATGAATTAGTAACAGCAGCAGTATAGTAAGCAAAAGGATTATTTGATTTGCTTTCATCGAATTGTAGTCCTATCTGGGTTAGTTGGAGAATAGCTTGCCCGCGCATTTCGTCGTTGTAGGTATAACCTCTAACGTTACCTCTGGTAGCATAACGCTCACAAAGTTTAATAAACATTCGGGCAAGATTATTAGTCATCTGTCCGTGTTCTTTAGAAAACTCTCCTAGTTGCAGATCCCCTTTCCAGTGGCTTTTACCTACACAGATTAGGTTTTCTTTGTCATCGAATTTCCAATGTTGGAAAGGAGGAAAGTTTACTTTTTCGTGACTGTCTGCTCTAGATTTGACAGTCTTTTTACGACCTGGCGCTAACGGTATGTGTTCAAATGTCATTAATCTAAACACAACATCGTTCTTTGCTACTTTCTTGTAGTCTACTTCATGATCTCTAGCAACAGCTTTTCGATCAGTTAGCAGTGCTTTTTCGTGTGCTAGTTTGCTGAGCTTGGCCGCACGATTGCGTTTGGCTTCCGCTATAGTTCTAATATTAATTTTTTCTAGGCTAGGAACTATTAGATCATAATCATGATATTCTGGCTGTAGATACGAGCAATAGGTGTTTTTGCTTAGATGTATTTCTCGAAGTAAATCTTTGTTAGTTAGGTATTTTATTTTTGGTTGTACATTCATTATAGTTATGGGTCCTCAGATAGTAATATAATAGCACATTTTTAACAGAATAAATAGACTAAAAGGTAAAAATATTATGAGTTTGTCTGCCAATCCGTTCTCAAAGATATACAACACAGTGTCCTCAATGATTCAACAAGGGGTACAGTCGATCAGCAACCAAAAACCAACTCCTGCAGATGTAGCTGATCTTAACAGAACAGTTGAAACCTATTCCGGAGCCCCTGGTACTGGACTTAACGGAGGAGCCTCAAACAGACAAGACATTGAAGCTGGCAGAGGACAGAGCTTAGTTACTGGTGTCAGAACCGCCGCCGGAGTAATCGGGGACAATGCTGGAGTAGTTTCTGCAAATGCAGGCAATGCTGCTGCCACACTGCAACGTATTGGAATAGGTGATCGATTAGTAGGAGCATTGGGAGCTATCGGTAGAACAGCCGGTGCAATCAATAATTTTGCTAGCCTAGCTAGGGGAAAAAGTCTTCCTGCTGGTGCAGAGTTATTTACCGGAACATCGACAGTGGCAATAAGAAATGACCGTGGAGAAGGTGATTGGAGAGTAAAACTATATTGTGATTTTGATACTATTTTCGGAATAGGAACATTCTCAAGATTGAAAATATCCGAAGGATTGATATTTCCGTTTACTCCAAACATGACAATTTCAAGTAAAGCTAATTACTCTACTTCGGATCCTGTGCATTCAAATGCTCCGATGTTGTCTTATAAAAATAGTCAAGTGGATGATATTACTATTTCAGCAGACTTTGTGGTAGAAGATGTAGCTGACGGTGGCTATTATCTTGAAGCTATTACGTTTTTACGAGCCGCAACAAAAATGTTTTATGGAACGGGAGATTTTGTAGGAAATCCCCCTGTGATCTGTACCTTAAGTGGGTATGGTCCACAGGTGATCAATAATGTTTCAGTAGTAGTTAAATCTTTTAATCTAGAACTAAAAGACGACGTTAATTACATAAAAGTTCCTTACAACGGAGTAGACAATTGGGTTCCTATATTTTCTACAGTGTCTGTGACTGTAAGTCCGATCTACAGCAGAGAGCGTTTGAGGAAATTTAGTTTACAAAACTTTGTTTCTGGCCAAGAAGTAGGAATAATTTAAAATGGCAACTTATACTAATACAAGTCCTTGGTTTAAAACAACTCAGAATGATCTTTATCTAGAATTATTAAACATTCGACCAGTGCCTTCTGAGGCAGATGATATTCAATATGTCATTGAGAGTCAATATAATTATAGACCGGATTTGCTTGCGTACGACTTATACGGTAGTCCGAAACTTTGGTGGGTGTTTACACAACGAAACATGGATACCATAAAAGATCCAATATATGATTTTACTACAGGGACTAAAATATTTTTACCTAAGAAAAGTAATCTTCAGAGATTCTTGGGAGTTTAATAGATGGCAGATTCAGGAACAGCAGTTAGATTGAACGATATAAGCGACGGATCTACCGCCGACCTCGATGCACGTAAAAGATTCATTATTTCTAACAGCACAGGCTCATCAACCCAATCTAAAGTTGAAACAAATGTTACCGATGATGATAATAGAAGATTGCCCGAGGTAACAGTTGTTGCTGATCGATTGCCCTACACTTATACTCCTATAGCTAATCCGTTAGATAAGTTTACTTCATACACTCAGTTATTCACCTTAGCAGTGTTAACTAAAGAACAATATAATAATCCAGCGACATATAGACAAGACAATTTAGCTTATCTTAATAAAAAGTTTGTAAGAAATGACAAGGTGTTTCAGGCAGGAGTAGTTTTCAGCTCAGCTGGTAGATACGATGATTTAAGAGTATCAACATACTACGGCAAACCGGAATATTTTGTAAACAACTTTATTATTAATTCTGTAATAATTCCTAGAGAAAAGAATGGTAATAGTAATGCTATGAAATTAATGTTTGATGTTGTTGAACCATATAGCATGGGATTGTTCCTTCAGAGTTTACAGAATGCGGCAGACAAAGCCGGATACAAAAGTTATCTAGATAACTGTCCTTATCTATTAAAAGTTGATTTTCAAGGATATACCGACGACGGCTTAGCATCTAGTAAATTTAGCAAATACTTTCCGATGAGACTTATCGGTGTAAAAATGGAAGTTAACGATGCTGGATCAACTTATAAAGTAGAAGCAGTTCCTTATAATCATACCGGTTTCAGTAATGTTGTAAACAAATCGTTTAAAGATATTCAATTACAAGGAAGCTCAGTAAAAGAATTATTATCATTTGGGGAATTTTCTCTTAGTTCTATTTTAAACGGTCAAGAAAAAAGAAATGCAGCCGAAAAGAAAAATCAATCTATAGCAAATGAATATCTTTTTGTTTTTCCCAAGGACGGTCATGATCCTATAGGAATTACACAAGGCGAAGGAGGCTCCGATGGCGGAGCTACTACAAATTTCGAATATGTTCCTTTAAAAGTTGGAAAAGATCCTCAAGGAGTAACTGATTTTGGCAACAATGCTATCGGCGATAGCAGCATGGGATTTGATGCATCTAGGGGCGGAAATTTTGTCATGCCTTTAGAAGGTGATGTATATGATCCTGACAGTGCTAAGATCAACAGAGATAAAGTTATCATCGATCCTAACGCTAGAGCTTTTCAGTTTGCTCAAGGTCAAAGTATTACAGATATACTTGTGCAAATTATAATGAGTAGTAAATGGTCTATAGATACATTTAAAAAAATCGCCGATGACGGAACTATTGAATGGTTTAAAATTGATGTACAGATGAAATTACTAGAGTTTGATCCTCTAACAAAAGACTACGCTAAAAAGATCATCTATAGAATAGTTCCTTATAGGGTGCATCATAGCGTTTACATGAATCCTAGTACTGCTGTGATAGGATATAGTAAATTACAAAAGAAAATAGCCAAGCGATATCAATATATCTATACTGGCAAAAATGATCACGTATTAAGATTTGATATAAAATTTGATACATTGTTTTATACAGGAGCGTCAGGCGCTGGCCCAACAGACACCGGTGGAGTTAAGTCACAAGCGGTGCAATCTTTAGCCCCAGGTACTGAAACGAAATTCGTCACACAAGACGGCGGACAGACGGATGAGGTTGCAGCGTCAAATTCTCCGATAGCACAGATGAAAAATAGCCCCGAGTCTTTAGAAGATTCGTATCCGGGTGGTGCGGGTGATGTTCGATCAGAAAAGAAAATAGCAGAAATGTTTCAGCAAAATCTAACAACTAAAGGAGACATGATTAAAGTCAACCTAGATATATTAGGAGATCCTTACTGGATGGTAGATAGTGGTATGGGGAATTACTTCGCTCAAAAACAGAATGACGCTATTACGCAAGACGGCACTATGACTTACGAAGGCAGTGAAGTTTATGTGATTTTAGAATTTTTAACACCTAGAGATATTAACCCAGAAACTGGATTGTATGAATTTACCTCTATAGGAAACACCGTAAGTGAGTTTAGTGGAATTTATAAAGTAAACGATTGTTCCAGTAAATTTACTGACGGAAAATTTACACAAAGTCTTACACTGATTAGGATGCCCGGTCAGCCAGACGATTATCTTGACCAGCAAGAAACACCAGAAACTCAAGATAAGACTAAGGTGTTACCAGAATCCCCAGGTGGTCAAGAAGATCCTTCAGCACCAGCTTCTGAAGTAATAATAGTGGCATAATATGACAATAGAACGAAGAGAACCAGCGGGCCAAGGTACTAAACTACCGCACAGTCCATACCTAGCAAAGGTAGTGGGATATGTAGATGCTTCATACATGGGCAGTTTGCGTGTAGTACTGATGCGTCATCAAGGTAATAAGTTAGTTGAATACGGAAATTCTTTAATTGTAAGATATGCTTCTCCTTTCTATGGAGTAACAAGTTTAGAACACGTAGGAAATAATACTGCTGAGAAAACTGATGCAGCTACGGGATTTAATGACACACAAAAAAGTTATGGAATGTGGTTCGTTCCTCCTGATCTAGGAGTTTTTGTTCTTTGCTTTTTTGTTAATGGAAACCCTGCAGATGGGTATTGGATGGGCTGCGTTCCGGACCGAGGAATGAATCACATGATTCCTGCAATTGGCGGATCATTAAATGTTGATATAAGTCCCGCAGATCAAAAAAAATATGCAACTAAACAACCCTTACCTGTTGCAGAATACAATAGAGATTTATTTGATAAAGGTTTAGGCACTAGAATAGATTTAGCAAAGAAACCCGTACATCCTATCGCCGATAGATTTTTAGAACAAGGGCTGCTTGACGATGATGTTAGAGGTACTGCACCTACTACTGCAAGAAGAGATATCCCTGGAATGGTATTCGGAATATCAACTCCAGGCCCGTTGGACCAAGAAGGTAAGAAAGCATTCATTAAAAATTCTGCAACTCAAACTACTAAACCGATACCAGTAAGTCGTTTAGGTGGAACACAGATAATAATGGATGATGGTGATGATCAATACACCAGAAAAACACCAGCAAGCGAAGGCGGCCAGGATTATGTTGATTTATTAAAGAACGAAAAAGGTACTCCTAATATACCTTATAGTGAATATTTTAGAATAAGGACTAGGACTGGACATCAGTTGTTGTTTCACAACAGCGAGGATTTAATTTACATAGGAAATTCTAAAGGCACTACCTGGATAGAAATGACCAGCAATGGTAAGATTGATATTTTTGCCGACGATAGTATCAGTATTCATACACAAAATGATTTAAACATTCGTGCAGATAGAGATATTAATTTAGAAGCAGGAAGAAATATTAATATGAGATCTGCAACTGGTAGAGTGCAGATAGATGTCGAAACAGATTTTAATTTAACAGTAGGTAGCAACGGTAAAATTTCAGTAAAAGGAAATCTAGAAACTGTAGTTAATACCGATGCAAAATTTGTTACAGCTGGTAATTTTAATGTAAGAACGGACGGCGATAATAGATTTACTGCGGCCGGTAATACACATATAAGAAGCGGTGACCGCCATTACGAAACTGCCAATAGGATAGACATGAACGGCCCTATTGCAGAAAAAGCTGAGACAGCAGAACCGGTAGAAGCATTAGCATTGAGAAAGAATTTTGCCACGGATACTGCTAAGGGTTGGGAAAACAGATATCAGGCGGAAGGAATAGCCAGTATTATGAGGCGTGTTCCTATGCACGAGCCCTGGCCCGGACACGAAAATTTTGCCCCTCAGATTTTTAATAAACAAAATACAGATAGGGATTCAGAATAATGGCAAACAAATTATATAATCAAAAGAAAGTATCTAGCAGAGTAGCAGCAGTTGGAGACAATAATTCTGGAAAATATACCTACAGAGGGTTTAGCTCTAATCAAACTACTAAGAATTTTAAATTGTATGATATTGCTCTAGTAAAACAAGATTTGATTAATCATTTTCATATAAGAAAAGGTGAAAAGCTAGAAAAACCAGGGTACGGTACAATAATATGGGACATGTTATTTGAACCAATGACTGAAACAAATAAAAATATCATCATTAAAGATGTTGAGGCAATAGTTAATTCGGATCCTAGGATTGCTATTCAACAAGTTACAGTTGATGCAACTCAAGTAGGGATACAGATCATTATTGATGCAGTTTATTTGCCATTTAACGTTAGTGAAAAAATGGCTTTTACTTTTAGTAGAGACAATAATTTATTAACATAGCACTTAATTTTATTGGGTAAATATGTGATAGGATAAGAAAAATGACCACAACTAGTAGACAAAATAATTTAATTCTAGCAGAAGATTGGAAACGAATATATCAGACATTTAAAAATGCTGATTTTAAATCTTACGATTTTGAAAATCTTCGTAGAGTTATTATCACTTATCTTCAAGAAAATTACCCCGAAGATTTTAACGACTTTATCGAATCGAGCGAATATCTCGCATTGATCGATGCTATCGCATTTCTAGGCCAGAGTTTAAGTTTTCGAATCGACTTAGCATCTAGAGAAAACTTTATCGATATAGCTGATAGAAAAGAAAGCGTACTACGTCTAGCTCGTATGCTGTCTTATAACGCCAAGAGATGCAAGGCTGCATCTGGGTTATTAAAATTTGACACTGTTAGTACTACAGAATCAATAGTTGACAGTAATGGTAAAAATCTATCCCAACAAATTATAGTTTGGAATGATCCTACAAATAACAATTGGTATGAGCAATTCATACTAGTCTTAAATTCTGCAATGGCAGAAAATACACAATTTGGAAACAGTCAGGGAGAAGCAGTTATAGATGGTATAACTACCCAACAATATAGGTTCAACACTAACACAACTGATGTTCCAATTTATTCTTATAGCCGAGCTGTTTCGTCAAGATCTACAGCCTTTGAAATAGTAAGTACAGCATTCCCAGACGGCGAGAAGATATCTGAAGAATCGCCAGTTCCTGGCAATCAGTTAGGATTTATTTTTAGATCTGATGGTAAGGGTGCAGCCAGCGCCGGTACCGGATTCTTTTTAATGTTCAAACAGGGTAGTTTAGAGTTAGCAGATTTTAATATTGCTCAGCCTACTACTAACGAAAGAGTTTCAGTTGATAGTGCAAACATTAATGACGATGATGTTTGGTTGTACAGATTAGATTCTAATGGGTTACAAACAGACGAATGGACTAAAGTACCTTCGCTGAGCGGAAATAATATCATTTATAACAGTATTAGTAAAGATATTAGAAATATTTTTACAGTAGTTACAACAGCAAATGATAAAATTGAACTACAATTTTCTGATGGCATATATGGAAATCTTCCTCAAGGCGCATTTAGAGTGTACTACAGAGTTAGTAATGGTTTAACCTATTCTATTTCTCCTAACGAAATGAGGGGCATTTCTGTAAGTGTTCCATATGTCAATGCAGCTGGAACACCGCATACTTTAACTTTTACATTAAGTTTAAAATATACTGTCAACAATGCCGCAGCATCAGAAACAGTTAGCAGCATTAGATCAAAAGCGCCTGCATTATACTATACACAAAATAGAATGATTACTGGTGAGGATTATAACCTTGCTCCTTTGTCTGCCAGCCAAGATGTATTGAAAGTAAAAGCAATCAATAGAACATCTAGCGGAATTAGCAGGAACTTTGACATAGTCGATGCAACAGGAAAATATTCTAAGATTAACGTGTTTGCAGATGACGGATTAATATATAAACACGAATTAGAAAAAGCGTTTTCTTTAAAATTTAAATCTAAATCTGAGATAGTTAATTTTATAAGACAAGTCGTTGAACCTGCAATTAGCAGTGCCGGAGTTTACAATTTTTATTTAGGTAAGTTTGATAAAATTCTGTTTGGTGACTTAAACATTCATTGGTTACAGATAACATCCGACGGCGATTCTAGTACAGGATATTTTAGAAATGTAAATGATTCTACAAAATTAAAAGTTGGAAATTATACATCTACAAATTTAAAATACATTGAAGCAGGATCATTAGTTAAATTTGTTCCACCTACAGGTAAAGCTTTTAAAAATGGTACTTTAGTTGATCTCGATCTATCAGATTGGGAACAGAAAGACAGATTATGGGTTAAAGTTGTAAGTGTAGTAGGGGATGGAACGAACGCTAATAGAGGTGTGCTAGCCAACGGAAAAGGTCCAATTACATTCAGCGATACTGTACCAACCGATTCTGTTATATCTAGAGTAATTCCAAAATTTATCACTAATATCGGAGATGCCTTAGAGACAGAAGTATTAAATCTAATGAACAATTATTCAAATTTTGGTCTGAGATACAGTGTTGCTGATCGAGATTGGAAAATAATAACAGCCAGTAATCTTAACACTACTTCACAATTTTTTAGTGCAGGTACAGCAGGTGACACAACAGGTCTAAATTTAGATAGTTCTTGGATCTTAGCATTTGTATATGACGGTATTAAATTTAATGTACACGTAAGAGAATTAGATTATGTTTTTGAAAGTCTAAAGCAAAATAGATTTTATTTTGACAATAGACAAAAAGTATTCGACACAAAAACCAAGCAGGTTGTAAAAGATCAAGTAAACATCTTGGGCATTAATACAGATTATAACAAAATATATCCTGTTAAAAATGATATTAAGTTTGAAATAGTTGATAATGTTAGATTTGATGATGGTTATCAAAGTACATCTAGTGTCAAATTAGCGTTCTTTGATAGCGACGACGACGGAGTTGTTGATAATCCGGAATCATTTGAAATAATCGCAGGTAGCGACGATAATCTAAAGTATATTTTCTTTAAAAAATCTATAGATGAATATGGCGCTACTTATTATCAGTATATTGATAATTCTTCTGGTGCTATTAAAATCGCCAGCAGAACTAACCTTGTTAATATTAATTCCTACAATGACGGCGACCTAGTATATTTTTACGATCAAACTGAGGACGTTGTTAAACGGGTTGACAAGTCAACTAACACATTTGTTATAGATAGTTCTTATAGAGCAAATCTAGGAAGAGATAATGTTAAATTTCAATACATTCATAATGCAGGAGTTGACAGAAGAATTGATCCTAGCGTTAGCAACATAATTGATGTTTATATTTTAACAAGAGCATATGACACTGAATTTAGAAATTATCTATCTGGGTATTCTACAAAACCATTATTGTCTAATAGCGATCAATTAAGAATACAGTTTGGTTCTGGGTTAAATGCAATCAAATCAGTAAGTGATGAAATCATTTATCATCCTGTGCAGTTCAAGCCTTTGTTTGGTTCAAAAGCAGATATACAGTTTCAAGCACAGTTCAAGGTAGTAAAAAATCCTAATAAAACTATAAGTGATAATGATGTAAAGGTAAGAATAATAGCTGCTATCAACGAGTTCTTTAATGTAGACGGTTGGGACTTTGGAGATAAATTCTATTTTACAGAAATGGCCACATATGTAATAAATCAACTATCTCCAGACATAAGCAATTTTGTTTTAGTACCAAAACAATCCACTCAGAAATTTGGTAGTTTATTTGAAATACAATCAAGACAAGACGAAATTTTTATTAGTGCAGCAACAGTAGATGATATCATAATAGTTGAATCTATTACTGCCGCAGAAATGAATCTAGATTCTAATTCTATAATTAGCAATACGAGCCAATAAGATGACCGAAAAAGTTTTTACACAAAGTGGTATTAAGATCAGAAGGACAGTTGATCTCCTACCAAAGATCTTTCAGACAGGTAACAACTCTAAGTTTTTAGGAGGAACACTTGATCCTCTTGTACAACCGGGAGTGTTAGAAAAATTATCTGGTTTTGTAGGCAGAAGATACGGTAAGACCTATAATAGCACTGATGTTTACCTAGATACTGATAATACTCTTAGAAGTAGATATCAATTAGAGCCAGGCATAGTAACTGTTGACGATGACGATAATGTTTCGACATTTTACGATTATCTAGACTTTAAAAATCAACTAAACTTTTTTGGTAACTCTATCGAGAAAGATAATTTAATCACACAAACAGAAAGCTATTCCTGGAATCCTCCGATTGACTGGGATAAGTTTTCAAACTTTAGAGAATACTATTGGGCAGTCAATGGACCTCCTGTGGTCACAGTAGAAGGTCAAGCCCAGAATATAACATCCGAATATAAAGTTAGAGCACAAACAGTTGGAGATTTACCTGCTTGGGTTTTTAATCCGGACGGATTAACAGCAAATCCTGATGTTGTACTATACAGAGGACAGACATATATCTTTGATGTAAATTCTCCTAGAAACAAATTTTCTATTAGAACATCAAATGGTTTAGAATATGTGTCTGGGGAGTTTAATCCTAACATGTATTATCGTGTTGGAGATGTTGTAGAATTTGCTGGCAAGTTATGGAGAGCAAAAACTAACATTAACGGTGACGGTAGCTCAATTGACTCAAACAGTCAGGATTGGGAACAAACTACTTTAGATAAAAGAAATTATTATAGTGCCGGTGTAACTAACAACGGAATCGAAGTTGGAAAGATTACTTTCACAGTTCCTTACGGATCTCCTGATATTCTTTTTTATGTTAGCGATCAAGAACCGGGAAGAACAGGAAGATTCTTAGTTAAGAATATTAATGAAAACACAACACTTGATGTAGAAAAAGAAATATTAAAAAAGTTAACTTATAAGAGTTCAAATAATGTAACATTTACTAATGGATTAGTAGTCCAGTTTTCTGGACAAGTATTTCCTGAAGAGTATTCTAAAGGCACTTGGTTAGTTGAAGGTGTCGGCGTTGGAATTCGATTAATTAGATTTGACACAATATCGACGCCAGCATTAATAGCTTCAACTGGCGAAATAGTTTTTGATAACGAAGGATTTGACACTGTTCCTTTTGATGATGCTACTTCATATCCTCTAGACAAAGATTATATTACTATTAATAAATCTAGTGTAGATAGTAATCCTTGGAGTAGATACAATAGATGGTTTCATAAGAGTGTTCTAGAATACTCTCATACTTTTAATGGCACAACTTTTGATTTACCAGAGTCGGCTAGGGCTAAAAGACCAATTATAGAATTTAAACCAGATCTTCAATTATTCAATCACGGTAGCTTCGCTAAGAAAGATATTGACCTTATCGATGTGTTTACATCTGACGCATTTAGTATTATAGAAGGTTCTGCAGGTTATAACATTGAAGGCGTTGATTTATTTGAAGGCGCCAGAGTTTTATTCACAGCTGATACTGATAGTTTAGTAAAAAATAAAATCTATAGAGTAACTTTTATAAAGACTCAGTACAGCGGAATCACAGGAAAACAGATTCATCTAGTTGAAGAAGAGGACGCAGTCAGTGTATCTGGCGATTGTGTTCTTGTAAAGTTTGGACAAGACAACGGCGGAAGAATGTACCATTTTGATGGTACTACCTGGACTTTAAGCCAACTAAAGACAGCAGTAAATCAAGCTCCTTTATTTGATGTATATGACAGCGATGGTTATAGTTTTTCTAATGAAACCTATTATCCGTCAAGCAAGTTCAAAGGAACTACAGTATTAACATATAAGGTCGGATCAAGTGTATCTGACGTTGAATTAGGATTTAGCCTGAGTTATCTTAATATTGATAACATAGGTGATATATTATTTGATGCTACTTGGGACAGTGATATGTTCCAGTACCAAACAACATCAATAGTAGAAAAGAAAATCAGCAGCGGATTTTTAAGAACCAATGTTGATTCAACTAATGTAACATATTCAAATACCTGGATTGAAACTGATACGCTATATCTACAACCAGTTATTGATAGTATTGTATTAAGTATTAGCACAAATACTATTAGATTTAACACTATTTTCTGGGAACAGGTTACTAGAGAAAAAATCGTTTTTTATAGAAACGGAAATATTTACAATGGCCGATATGTTAGATCTGGTCTTAATAATAGAGACTTTACTTTTGAAGATACATTTAGTGCCGGCGAAGTTATTACAATTAAAATTTGGACTGATGCAGTACCTGACCAAGGGTATTATGAAATTCCTCCAACATTAGAAAATAATCCATTAAATCAGGATCTAACTTCATTTACCTTTGGGCAAGCGTTAGATCATTTAAGATCGATGGTAGAGATAACCGAAGAGTTTAGTGGGAATTTTCCAGGAACTTCTAATCTTAGAGATATATCAGATTACCAACATTACGGTCGACGATTCCTCAAACATGCTAGTTTGTCTCCGATCGCTATTACATTGATCTGTGATAAGAATACAAATATTATTAAATCTTTAGATTTTGCTAGGAGATCATATTCTGAATTTAGAAATAATTTTTTAACTCTTGCAGTTAAACTGAATTATGATCTAAATCCAGTAGATTTTGTTGATCAAATTTTTAAAGAATTAAACAAAGTTAAAACAGCTGACTCTCCGTTTGCCGATTCTGACATGATAGGTAGCGGAGCATATTTCGGATTCAAATATACAGTAGAAAGACAGATAAAAGTATTTGCCTTAACAGAAAAATTTGATCTTTCGACCCTTTCTAGAAACGCCATTTACGTATATCACAATGGTGTACAATTGTTAGTAGATCGCGAATATACTTTTGATTCTACGTTTGGATTTATAAATGTTACAATAGATTTAAATGAAGGCGACATTATAGAAATCCGTCAGTATTCAACTACTGCATTTAATTTTATTCCGCCTACACCGACTAAGTTAGGTTTATATAAAAAATTCACTCCTAGAATTTATGTAGACGACACTTATGTTACTCCTACAAAAGTAATTCAAGGTCACGATGGTAGTGTAACAATTGCTTATGATGATTTTAGAGATGAGTTATTGTTGGAATTAGAAAAACGAATTTACAACAATATCAAAACATCGTATGAGGAAACAGTTTTTAACATTGACGAAAACCTAGGAGGTTTTTACGGAAATTCTTTATTCAACAAAGATGAGACAAATTCTGTAATGGCGTCCTATTTCTTAAAATGGGTTTCGGCAGCAAACATTGATTATATTAAGAATGATTATTTTGAGAACGGTAATTCGTTCACATACAATTATTCTAACATGACAGAATCTACCCAAACAATTAATCTTAAAGGTTATTGGAGAGGTATCTATGATTGGTTCTATGATACTGATAGACCTCACGTATGTCCTTGGGAAATGTTAGGGTTTAGTGAAAAACCAACATGGTGGGAAGAGGAATACGGACCAGCCCCATATACTAGCGGAAATTTATTATTATGGGAAGATTTAAAAGACGGTATTATACGACAAGGTCCGAGAGCAGGCGAGTACGATAGATATAAGAGACCTACGCTGTTACAACATCTTCCAGTTAATGAAAACGGAGATCTACAATCTCCATTAGAATCCAATCTAGCCCAAGAATTTAGTTTAGTCCTTGCTAAAGGAGAGTACAAGTTTGGCGATATTGCTCCTGTAGAAAATGCCTGGAGAAAAAGTTCCGAATATCCTTTTGTAGTAATATCAACATTATGTTTATTAAGACCGTTTGATTTTATTACAAAATCGTTAGATACATTTAGAATATCTAAAAATATAATCGGCCAACCGATCTACCAACCTACTCAAGAATTTGTTAAGATCGAAGATATAGTCTATCCTGATATTGATTCTAATCAAACAGCAGGCTTATTAAATTATTTGATAGATTATTCAAAATCGAAAACTCAGAATTACCTAGAAATAAAAAACAAATTTAACAGCATTGATGTAAAACTATCAAACAAAATTTCTGGGTTTGTAGATGAATCTCAGCAACAATACATCTTAGATAGTAAAAATCCTAAGTCAACTAGTAGGAGTGTATTTGTTCCTAAGGAAAACTTTAAGATAATTTTTAATGTAGGATCACCGTTCTCTTCCATATCTTATAGCGCAGTTTTAATAGAAAAAACCGCAGCAGGTTGGAAGATAAACGGATATGACAAAGTTCGACCTTATTTTAATTATTACCAAGCCATATCAAATCAAAGCGATCCATTAATCAGCGTTGGCGGAATCACCTCCTCATTTGTTACTTGGACTGAAAACAAATATTATGCTTTGGGTGAGATAGTCAAATATAATAATCAGTATTATAGAGTTATATCGAGTCACACTGCCGGTGCAAGTTTCGAATCTGAATATTATAAGCAAATTCCTTCTTTACCACAAGAAGGGGCTGTAGAAGCATTAAAGCGTAATACATTTGATTTTTCACAACTTAGCGTGTTGCCATATTCGACAGTATTAGGCACTGTACAAGAAGTAATTGATTTTATATTTGGATACGAACAATATCTTAAGAGCATAGGCATACAGTTTGATGAATTCAACTACGAGTTATCAACAGTAAATGATTGGTTTACCAGCGTTAAAGAATTTATGTTCTGGACCAAGCATAATTGGCCAGAGGGATCTTTATTAAGTTTAAGTCCTAATGCTAAAAAGTTTGTATTTAAATTTGGAGTAGGTGTATCCGAATCTTTATTAGATAGTTTTTACGATTATTCTGTTTTAAAGAGTGACGGTACATTACTACCAGTGTCTAATATAAATGTTATTAGAGATTATCAGACTCTGACTGTCGATGTAGTTGACACATCTGACGGGATATATTTTATAACTTTAAATTTAGTGCTAAAAGAGCACGTCGTTATTTTTGACGACAGGACAGTCTTTAACGATGTTCTGTACGATAAGACATCTGGATATAGACAAGATAGATTGAAAGTTATAGGTTATAGAACAACTGATTGGGATGGAGATTATACTAGCCCAGGATTCTTGTTTGATAATGTTAATATTAAGAAATGGCAAGAGTATACAGACTATAAGTTAGGAGACATCGTCAAGTATAGAGAGTTTTATTGGACCAGCCAAATAAAGCAAGTAGGTTCAGTATCTTTCGACGAAACAAAGTGGACTAAGTTAGATTATACTCCTGAAAAAGGATTAGTAGCAAACTTTGATTATAAGATTAATCAATTTGAAGATTATTATGATCTTGATGCCGAAGGCGTTGGCACAAGCCAGCGAGACCTAGCAAGACATGCAATTGGATATCAAAAGAGAGATTATCTTGATAATCTTACACAAAATGATATCAGTCAGTTTAAATTGTATCAAGGCTTTATAAAAGAAAAAGGAACTCCTAATTCTATTACCAAGGTCTTTGATAAGTTAAGCAATGGAAAACTTGATAGTATTCAATTAAAAGAAGAATGGGCATTTAGACTAGGAACATTCGGCGGAGTAGATCAATTTAACGAAGTTGAGTTTTATCTTAATTCTGGAAAATTTAGATTAAATCCTCAACCAATACTGTTAACAAATAATGTTCCTTCTCAGGATGTAAGTGATCAGTATATAAGAGTTGATAATAATTCTTATTCAATATCACTAGTTCCGTTTAGTACAGATGTTAATCCTCAGAAAAAATACGAACTTCCTTCTCATACCGCAGGGTATGTTGCAGTAGATCAGGTACAATGGGCAATATCATCTAGAGATAATATACCTGACTTGAATATAAGTGAAGTCAAATACGGAGATCATGTTTGGGTAACATTTGACACAGAAGATATACAATGGAGTATTCTAAGATATACAAGAACTTCATTTGATCTAAATTCTGTAACTAAAGATGATATAACCAATGACGTTACTGTTGTATTAAATTTTCCTCATGATCTGTCTGTAGACGAATACGTAGGATTAACCAGTATTACAAACTTAACTGGATTTTATAAAGTAAAATCAGTTGATAGATTCTCTTTTGTAATTGCAGGTACTTCATCAACACCGATATTGCCAGAAGATAGTTCAGCTATCGATATAGGTAGATTTGTTGAATGCCGTTTTGCAACTTCGAATGATACTGATTATAATTCAATAGCAAGATTAAAAGTCGGCGATACTATTTTTATAGATGATGACGAAGAAGGAAATTGGGAAGTATTACAAAAACAAAGTTCTGTTTACACCTATAATAAAGTGCTTGAATTTGGTACAACTTCTCCTCTTTATGCAGGAACTAGTGTATTCTATGTACCAGAAAGAAAACAAGCGATTGCTTCCTTATATGGAAATTCAGCTGTTGTTGTTTATAAACCAGATACTGACGGACTAAAGAGTTCGCAGATATTAATCCCACCTAACGAGTTCTTATCGGAATTAACTAACAAGTACGGATCAAATCTTCATGTTACTAATGATGAACAATGGTTGATTGTAAGTTCTTATGATGCAGGCGGAGTTAATTCTGCTTATAGAGGCACGTTCAGTCCATCAGCTACTTACCTAACCGGTCAAGTAGTTGTATATAATGGAAAACTGTGGAAAGCCACTGAGAATATTAACGGCGACGGAAGTTCTATAACTTTAAATTCTAGCCAATGGCAATTGACAGATTACATATTAGCCGATAGCGGAGGTATTGATCCGGGATATATTAAACAAGGTGTCATCACTTTTTATAAATGGGAAAATGATCAATGGACCCAGAAAGACACTTATGTTTCTCCAAGACCGGCAGCGTATGAAAGTTTTGGATTTAGTTTATCGTCTACAAAGTTAGGAGATGTTACATACCTAGCAGTCGGTGCACCTGGCGCAAATAATTATAGCGGTAATGTTTATCAATTTTATAATGATGGCACTAGTGACATCTGGAGATTAAAAACTGATGATTTGTTTAAAGAATTTTCTGTAGATCCTTACGATCAATTCGGTTATTCTGTAGCTTATAGTCAAGACGGTTCGACTTTGGTAGTCGGATCACCGGGATTTGAACCAGAAGATTCATCTAAAACGAATACAGGTAAAGTTTATATCTATAAAATAGACAGCGGAGATATTTTAGAATTATATCAATCAGTTGATATATCAAATATTTCAACGATTAGTGATATCGGTGTTGAAACATTAAACACTGGTGACAGACTTGGTTATGCAGTATCTTCTAATATAAACGGATCTATTATTGTTGTTTCTGCTCCATACGGAGATTTTAATCTAACAGACAGCGGATTAGTTTATGTACTTAAAAATTCTGCAACATCACCGAACTATAAATTAACTAACAAGATTAACGGATTAGATTTAGAAGCATTTGAAAAGTTCGGAAGTAACTTAATTCTTACTCCAAGTGGAAATCGTTTAGTTGTTGGTGCAGCAAATTCAACTTCGAGATTAAAAACAAGATTCTCGGACAACACAGTCTTTGACAATGGAACGACTACGTTTAGTCAGGCCAGGGGATCGTCAGGAAGAGTTTATGTTTTTGAAAAACAAGATACTGAATATCTGTTAGCAGAAGATCTTGATGCAGACTTTGTACCAAACGAAAGTTTTGGATACAGTATTTCTGCAACAGAAAATTTTGTTCTTGTTGGTTCACCGACATATAATGATGAGCCAAATGTCTTAACTACTGCTGGACAAATAAGGCTATACACAAAACAACAAGATAAAGTTGTCTGGACGAATTTGGCCAAACAACAGTTACAATCCAACATATCATTAATCAAGAGTTTATCAGTCTACGATCCTTCTAAAAATGTTAAGATTGCAGATATTGATATAGTTGATCACTATAAAGGAAAGTTTTTAGGAATAGTCGAAGAAGAGATTAGATTTAAAAATCCTTATGATCCTGCATTCTATTCTAGAGGAAATGAAGAACAAGTAGTAGTTGATTCTAATCAAGCCTGGTACGGAGATCAGATAGGAATGCTTTGGTGGAATTCCGATACTGCTAAATGGCTAAATTATGAGCAAGGAACTACTGCCTACAGGACAGGACATTGGAATCAACAGGTTGTAGGTTCAAGTGTTGACATTTATGAATGGATAGAAACAGAATTACTACCTTCTGAATGGTCGTTGGTTGCAGACACTAATGAAGGATTGGCTGTTGGAATAAGCGGACAGCCATTATATCCTGATGATTCCACATACAACTCTAAAGAGTTTTATGATACGAACACAGGTTTAATTAATAAAACTTTATATTATTACTGGGTAAAAAATACTGTTGTTGTTCCAGACATTAAGAACAGATCTATTAGTGCAGCATCTGTGGCTGCATTTATTAATTCACCGTCATTGGCTGGAATTCCTTATATCGGTGTAATAGGAATCAACGAGTATGTTGCATTCAATTTTGATAAAGTTCTTACAAAAGATCAAATATTATTCAACATACAATGGTATAAAGAAAATAAAAATATTAATTTAATTCATAATGAATATCAGTTATTAACAGAAGGTGTTGCTGATAGTATACCAGCAGAAACATTAGAAAGAAAATGGATTGACAGTTTAGTTGGATACGACACAATGGGTAACAAAGTGCCAGATCCGTCATTATCTGCAAAACAGAAATATGGGCTATCTTTTAGACCAAGACAGAGTATGTTTATAGATAGATCCACAGCTTTTAAAATTTTCTTAGATAATGTTAATGAAATTTTAACTACTAAACCTTTTGCAGATAATTTAAACTTTGAAAGATTGGGGTCAGTTGATGAGATTCCAAATCCGTTATTGAATCTATATGATATTACTGTTGAAACTTATTTGGACCTAACACAATTAACAGTCCCTAAAGTTAGAACGGCATCTCTGAGAGGTAATATCATTGACGGAAAACTAGAATCACTTGATATATTAGATTCTGGTTTTGGTTATAGAATTCCGCCACCAGTAACAATTTCCGGTACTGGAGTCGGTGCTAAAGTTGAGTTAACCATAGATAATTCTGGAAGAATTACAGGGTATACTATTATCAACAAAGGTAAAAAGTATGATTCTATAACATTAACTGTTAGAGGGTTCTCGGTACTAGTCACCAACGACGAAACTTATAATAATTATTGGACTGTATATCAATATGAAGATCGAACAAGCCAGTATTATAGATCTCTAACACAGGGATATGATACTACCAAATATTGGTCCTATGTTGATTGGTGGAAAACTGGTTTTAGTTCTTCTACAAGAATCGACCACGAAATTCTTGGTCTATATTTAGACGATACGTTAACTGAATTAGAAAATAATTCGTTGGTAAAAGTTTCTGAATACGGATCAGGTGGATGGGCAGTGTTGCAGGTAGTCGATGTTACTGCTACAACACTAAACAAGAAATATGAATTAATCGGTAGACAGAACGGAACAATACAAATTTCTAGTACTCTTTATGATACTTCAATTAATCAAGTTGGTTATGATAATGTTGGCACTTACGATTTCGCTGCGTACGATAAGCAACCATTGGCTGAAACGAGAAATATTATAGAAGCTATCAAAACTGATATATTAATAGATGATTTGCAATATAAATGGAATCAAATTTTCTTTAATAGTATTCATTATGTTTTCTCAGAACAACTATATGTAGATTGGGCATTCAAGACCAGCTTCTTACAGGCTCTACACAGCGTTGGCGATTTAGTACAAAAAACACATTATCAAAATGATAATTTAGAAAGCTTTGAAGAATACCTAAAAGAAGTAAAACCATATAGAACAAAAATAAGAGAGTATACAAGTTGTTATGATAGCCTAGATCAAACACGATCTATAATTTCAGATTTTGATTTGCCACCGACATTTAATAAATCGGAAGGGCAAGTATTACCAGTTAAATCGACAAATGAAATAACTTCGACTTATCCTTGGAAATTCTGGGCAGATAATAACAGCTACGGAATTTCTGAAATTAATGTTTATTATGCAGGATCGGGTTACATTAATCCCCCACAAGTTTTAATCACCGGTGGCGGAGGATCAGGTGCCACTGCTAAAGCTTATATTGCAAACGGAAAGGTTTCTGGTGTAGTTGTTTTAACATCAGGATCTGGTTATATAACATCTCCTACAGTAGAATTAGTTGGCGGAAATACTGATTTATCATTAACGGCAACGGCCTATGCAACGATTGGTCGAGGCGTTGTACGATCGATGAATCTTGGAATTAAATTCGATAGGATTTCAAAACAAGGATCTTTCACTAAGTTTACGCAAGAAGAAACTTTAACTGCTAATGGCAGAACAGCGGTGTTTGATTTAAAATATCCTCCTACTAGAGATAGATCTAAATTTACTATCTATATTGACAATAATTTAATTTTATCAAATCTTTACACAGTTACTTTATACACTAAAGAAATTGATGGAAATTCTGTATTAAAAGGCAGAGTTAAATTCTCATATGTTCCTGTTAACGGTGCATCGATCAAAATATCTTATGAAAAAAATGATTCTATATTAGACAGCGTTGACAGAATAAACAAGTTTTATTCCCCAGATGCTGGAATGATAGGAAACAATACAGAACAGCTAATGACAGGTATAGACTTCGGCGGAGTGATTATACAAGGATCGTCATTCACCGCAACAGGGGGTTGGGACGCATTGCCTTGGTTTAGTGACAGTTGGGACAGCGTATCTGCAAATAGCGACTATTATGTTATAGCAGACGGCAGCACAACATCAGTTGAATTGCCATACGTTCCTGCAATAGGTCAAGCGATTAACGTCTACATTAAGCGAGGAGACTTTTCTACGCTTCCTGATAAGACAGGAAAGTTTACAAGAATTGACGATCCTTACTATGATGTGTATGACGGCTCGACAGTTCAGCCAAATGGAAAAACATCTGCTCCAGTTACCGCAGTAATGAATACATTTGTAGGAAACGGAGTAACTAAGTCAGTTAATTTACCTTACAATCTTCACACACAGGCTGGTGACATTTTAATATTTAGATCTAGTGATAGCGACGGAACTGTAGTAATCAGCGATCTAAATGTTTTAGATACAAATCTAAGTGGCGGTACATTGGCGAACACCAATAGTCTGTATACGACTGCTACAGGTAAGACTGTAGATGAAATTTTAGTTTATGGCGAAACATTCATCAGCCCGTCACAGGTGCCTGCTCCTGAGGAAAATATTCCTGGTCAAGTATTAGATTCTGTATCTATTAAAGTTTTTACTTCAGTTAATATCGGAGCTCCTAATGTATTAAGCAGAGTTTACTTTGGCAATGGAATAAACAGAAAGTTTGAAATTGGCCAAAGCATCTTAGAGTTTAATGCAGTTGCAGTTTATCTTGACAAAATAAAACAAGTATTAACACTTGACAAATATGATACAACTTCTGATGCTTGGGTAAACTTAGACGTCGGCACTATTGAATTTTTAAATCCACCTTCATTTGGAATACCGATAGAAATTGTTAGCTTCGGTCCGGGCGGATATGGAATACTAGACTATGTAGAATTTGTAGGCGACGGAAATACGAGATTCTTTGTAACTAATGCAAGGTACGCAGATACTAGTAAAATAGTTGCTACAGTAAATGGAATTGAGTCATCGGCAATATTCATTAATTCTGCAACAGTCTTGAATAATACTAATAATACAGCAGTAGAATTTCCTGGCGCTCCTAACGTTGGTGATCAAATTAAGATTCTTGTTATGGGAGGATTGAACAATTCTTTAATTGATAAAACTCCTATAAGAATTAATCAACAAACAATAATATACGACGGATCTACAAGAACTTATTCTCTTGATAACTTTGTTAGTTTAGAAAAAGCTTCTGCTGCTGGAAACATGATAGTAGAAGTTAACGGATTATATATTGATTCGGGAGACATGTTATCAGTAAAATATAATGGTTCAAATAATTCTTTTGTTATAGGAACTGATCCAGCAGTTGCTTCAGGATCAATACTATTATCTCAGATAAAGGTTTATATTAATAATGTCCTTGCTGAATTTATTAGACAATGGTTGTTTGACGGTCAAACAAATACCTTAACAGTATTAAGTTCTGAATTAACAATTAATGATGAAATTATTGTAGAAATTGTAAGAGATGTCAAATATACAATTTCTAATAATAATATTGTTTTTGATAGTTCGTTAAGTTTAAATCCTAATGATCAAATATTAGTAACCTGGTTCAGTGAATACTCAACACTATCTTTAGTTAAAGATAGATTTGTCGGTAGCAAAACATCTCTACCTATTAGGAGACAGTCTATCTCAAATTCATTTATTTGGATTTACAAGAACGGCCATCGACTAACTCCTGAAGTTGACTACAGCTATAACAAACTTTACAGCATAGCTGAATTAAGAGTAGAAACTATAGATACAGATATTATTACAGTATTAATATTTGGAAACAATGTCTATAAAGATCCAGTTGCGTACGAGCTTTATAAAGATATGTTGAATCATAATCATTTCACAAATTACTCTATAAACTCTGTCGAATTGGCAAAAGAATTAAAGTATTATGATACTGTTATAGAAGTAAATGATGCTAGTTCGTTACCGGTTCCGAATGTTGCAGATCGAGTACCAGGAACAATATTCGTCAATAGCGAGCGTATCGAGTACTACACTAAAACTGGTAACATACTAGGACAATTAAGAAGAGGAGTGTACGGTTCAGCGATTGCCGAGTCACACGAAATTGGATCCAAAGTAGTAGATGTCAGCATTTATCAATCTCTACCATATCGAGAGTATCAAGCTAGAGAAGATTTTGTTAGTGACGGATCAACTCTGCTAATAGGTCCTCTGAGCTTCACTCCGGCACAAGGCACAAGATCGAGCTGGTATAGAAATACAATACCGTCTACTTATGGCCCTTGCGATCAACTGGAGGTCTTTATCCAAGGCAAACGATTAGTTAAAGACTCATATAAGCAGTATTCTGAAAACAACGGATTAGAAAGTCCAGCAGCAGACATTGATGTTGAAGCAGACTTTAGTGTCAACGGAAAAACTCCTTACATTAGATTAACTAAAGCTGTACCTGCCGGTGTGAGAATTACAGTAATTAAGCGTACTGGGCAGATTTTTTACGATCAGGGATTAACTACAGCATCGTCGGGCACTACATTGCTTGATAATACCACTCCTGTAGCTAATTTCTTGAGAAATAAGACTACAAAATTACCCGAATAAATACAAGATGGAAGAAAATCTAACTATGTCAAACTTAGAAAACACTAAAAAACCTAACGAATTTGCTGGGTTTCATGTCGAAGGTCATATTAAAATATGGTACCCTGATACTGGAGAAATTGCTGTTAATAAACGCAATGCAATTCATTACGAAAACATGAGTACTGCCCTAGCTAATAGTCTTGCAGCTCAGGGCAAAGGAACCATTTATCAGATGGTTTTTGGAACAGGCGGAACAACGGTTGATCCTACAGGATTGATAACTTATTTGACTCCGAATACAACAGGAACAAATTCCAGTTTGTATAATCAAACTTATGCCAAAGTAGTAGACGAATACCAAAAAGATAATTTGGATCCCGTTAGAAATAAAATGGAAATTCGTCATATAAGTGGAGCAACATATACAGATATTGTGGTTAGTTGTTTTTTAGATTATGGAGAGCCGTTAGGGCAAGAGGCGTTTGATAATAGTCAATCAATGGACGGTAATTTTGTTTTTGACGAGTTAGGTTTAAAAGGATACGATCCTGCAGGAAATTACAAACTGTTGACACACGTTATATTCCATCCTGTACAGAAATCTTTGAACAGATTGTTGCAGATTGATTACACAATCCGTGTTCAGAGCTTAACCGGTTTCACTGAGGTATAAAGATGCCATATACAGTCAATTTTACAGATAAAAATACTAAAGTACCTATTACAGTATATGACAATACTTCTAATACTGATACCAGCTTAATATTTCCTGGAAGAAATGTTACAGGCTATGGTCAAATTATTGCTGAGAATTTTTTACATTTACTAGAAAATTTTGCTTCAGGTTCAAAACCAATTAATGCAGTTGAAGGTCAATTGTGGTATGATACGCAAAACGAACAATTAAAAGTTTGGGATAGTACCAATTGGAAGGCTGCAAGCAATATACAAACCGGAGTAGAAGAACCGGATGCTGCTTCAAGCAGGCAGGGCGATCTATGGGTTAATACCAGTAATCAACAGTTATCAATTTATTCTGGTTCTAGGTGGATTTTAGTCGGACCGTTCTATAGCGGCGGAACAAGAACCGGGCCGTTAGTTGAAACCATTGTAGCACAAGACACGACATCGAAAACAGTATTAAGTTTTTATGTAGACGACAAGCCGGTAGCAATTGTTAGCTCAGTTGCATTCAGTCCCAAGACAACTATTTCAGGATTTGAACAAGGTATCAAACCTGGTTTGAATATAACAACCACCACATTGGATGCTGGATATGTCACTAAATTAATTGGAATATCAACATCAGCAGAAGCATTAAGAATTGGTACTACTGATGTATCGGCTACTAAATTTTTAAGAACTGATCAAATTAATACAGTTGATAATCAATTTAATATTAATAACTCTAACGGTCTAGTAATTAACAGCGAATTTAAGTTACAAAATACAGCAACCGGTGCCAAGATTTATAACTCATTAGCTGGTAATCCAATTGATATACAGACTAGTAAATTATCACAGCCAAACACAGTAATTAGAATTAAGAACGAATCTGTTGGTATTAATCAATTAGATCCTCAAGAATCTTTAGATATAATTGGTAATCAGAAACTGTCTGGCACTTTATACATTACAAATACAGCTTCGGCCGTAAATCTTTCTAGCGGTAGTATACAGACAGCAGGTGGCATTGCAGTTACTAAGAGTGCTGTTATCGGAGGAAATCTAGAAGTACAAAATACTTCTACGATGAATACTATATTACCTAAGACATCAAATCTTTATGATATAGGTGCAGATTCTACTGCTGGCGGAAACAGATTTAATAACGTATATGCAAAGCGAGTAGTGGCAGATACCTTTGAAGGATCTTTTAGCGGAAATATTACAGGAACAGCTGGTACAGCTGATTCTTTAAAACAAAGCACAACATTCCAGTTAACTGGAGATGTGGTGTCTGATCCAGTATCGTTCGACGGTGCAACAGGCGGGTATAATAAAACATTCCCGACTACATTATCTGTAAACTTGTTTACAAACAAGTCAACAATTACTACTTCGGATGATACTACTCAACTTTTAGTTTACGTTCCTAACGCAACCACTACAGATAAAATTAGAAGGATGACCCGAGATAATTTTGTAGGCAGCTTAGGAATTCCTGTTGGTGCTATTTTACCTTATGCAGGAAATATTGCACCTCCTGGATTTTTCTTATGCGACGGTAGTGAAGTGTTAAAAAATAGATATAGAGATCTATACGATATAATTTTAGACAAGTATGTCCCTTTAAATTATACCTGGATCGGCGATCCCACATTGTACTTCAAGTTACCTGATTTAAGAGGTAGATTTGCATTAGGTAAAGAAGATATGGATAACGGTAATCTAGTCGGAGTAGTTGATGCAGGCGGTGGTACTCCTAATCCTAGACGTGTCCCAGGTGATCAAGCAACGACACTGGGTGGATTCTCCGGAGCAGCTACATCGTCGCTGTCAATATCAAATCTTCCTCAACACGAGCACGATCTAAAAGGAACAAACTTAAATGGTACTAAGGGTGAACAGTATTATGCCTATAGAGCAGACACTGCTACTCCTCAAGACGGCGGTCAACTAATTTCTGGACCATCGTCATATGTTTCGAATCAGTTACAAGGACTGCCAACATCGGGTGGTATTAAAGATAGAACACTGGCTAGTCTAGGACAATCGTTCTCTTTAATGAATCCGTTCTTAACAGTCAACTATATCATTAGATATGGTGTCGATAAGTTCACTACTTTGACATAATGGAAAAATAAATGTCTTATATTATTAATAAATCAGATGGAAATACTCTAGCAACGGTAGCAGATGGTCAGATAGATCAGCTAAGTTCGTCTCTAACACTTGTGGGAAAGAATTATAGCGGGTTTGGTGAATACATCAACGAAAACTTTGTTAAATTGCTTGAGAATTTTTCTAGTACAACACAACCAACTAGTCCGATTAGTGGTCAGCTTTGGTATGATACTACAGAACAGAAATTAAAAGTTTACAACGGATTAGACTTTGTTTCAGTAGGGACTGCTACAATCTCAGTTAATCAACCGTTAAGTTTGGGAGCGGGAGATCTCTGGTTTAACGATAGAACCAATCAATTATTTTTTTACGATGGAACTACTTTGATATTAGTAGCTCCGATTTATACTGAATTACAAAAAGAGACAGGCTTTAGAGTACAGACATCAACTGATACTTTAGGATTGGATCACACCATTGCATTAATGTACTGCGGTGGAAATTTATTAGGAATATTCAGTAAGGATAAATTTAGGCCATCGGTCGGAATAGTTGGCTTTCCTGATAATACTGATATTGAAATAGGATTCACCCCGGGCACTCTAATAGGAGTAAAATGGAACGGAACAGCTTTAAACAGTGAAAAGTTAAACAATAAGTCGTCTACTTCATACTTTCAAACTGATGTTCCATCAGTCAATATACAAGGATCGATATCGTCGACCAACAATAACGGATATACATTTGGCGATTCGTTACAGGCAAAACTATATCTAGATGGATCCGGAGATCTAATAGTTCAAAATGATTCTATTAGTAAACGAATAAAATTATTAGCCAGATCGAGCGGAACTCAGTTACAGACAGCAATTGAAGTGAATCCACTTGATCAGATAGTTAGTGTATTTCCTAACAACGCAGAAAGTACAGCCTTAATAGGCGGAAATCTTCAGGTAAACGGTAATTTAACAGTATTAGGTGATACAACAACAGTTAACACATCGACATTAACAGTTGAAGACAAGTTGATAGAAATTGCTAAGGTTGCATCACCTACAGACGATAGCGGTGATCAGGGCGGTATCACACTGAAAGGAACCACTGACCACATCATAATGTGGTCTAAAGATGGTGCTGCGGCATCCGGCGGCAGAATGGCATTGGCCAGTCGTGCTTGGAACTTCTCAGAACATATAAACCTTGATGCTGGAAAAAGTCTTAAGATTGGCGGAGTTGAAGTATTAAACGGAAATACTTTATCTGCTGCAATTACTAATGCACCTGGATTAACATCCTTTGGTACATTTACAAGTTTTACAGTAGATGATATTTTTATCAATGATAATGAAATCACTACAAGATTTACAAATACTGATTTAATCTTAAATCCGGCCGGAGTAGGTGCTATTCGAGTATCAGGATCTGAAATTAAAGAAATCAAGTATACATATGATTCATTTACTAACACTGTAACAAGCCCTAGTGCAGCTAATGATGCAGCCCCTAAAGCATATGTTGATTATGCAGTAGGAAGAGCTAACTTAGGCTTTAGCATGGACATATCTGATCCGTTAAATCCAGGAGCTCCGTTGTCCAATGGTGCTATTGCAACGTATATAGAAAAATTATTTCCAGTTGCAGAGCATCAGCCAAACACTAAATGTAGAGTATTAACATATTATTACAGCAATACTTCAGAGACATTTACATTTACTAGTGAGATTAGTAAATCGTTCTCGTTAGTAGTAACGGGAGTTAGTCCAACGACTACAGGAACTGTTTTATCAGACTTAAACATTTCTCCGTTGTCTTTGCCTACACCTGATATAGTTATTACAAGACTTGTAAAAGAATACGCAATTAGCTCAGGAGTGTGGACCTGGCAACAAGATTTACCATAATTAGGAATTGAAACATGGCATATCAGATTAACAAATGGAGCGGAACTGCGTTAACTGTGCTAGAAGATGGCACGATTAACACTACTACCGACTTAACTTTAGTCGGCAGGAATTATGCCGGGTATGGTGAATATCAAAACGAAAACTTTTTATTTTTATTAGAAAACTTTGCTGCTCCAGAACCGCCATCAAAGCCGGTACAAGGACAAATTTATTATAATACGTTAACTAAGACAGTTAATGTTTATGATATAACTGGATGGAAAGCTGTAGCAAACGCACAGGTAGCAGAATCTGCTCCTACATCTCCGGGAAAAGGAGATCTGTGGTTTAAATCTACAACTGAGCAATTATTTGTTTATGATGGAACAAGTCCATATTCTGCCGCAGGCTGGAGTTTAATTGGTCCAGAAGCAATACAAGGATACGGTGACACAAGATTAATATCTACAAAAATTAAAGGCGGTAACAACACATATTATCCGATATCAAAATTAGTTGTAGATGGAACAGTTCTAGCAATTTTATCTAAAAATATTTTTACTATCGATCCTAGCGAAGCTATAACTGGTTTTAATAATATTACTGTCGGATTAAATCTTTCATCCGGTGCTAATATTTCCGGAAGTCTTGTTGGCAATGCATCAACTGCTACAAGACTGTTAAATGGAAGATACATAAATGATCAATATTTTGACGGAACACAAAATATTACTATTGCTAATCAAAGTGTACCGTATTCTTTAAGGGCCGGTACTCACATATCAGGGTCTAACTTTAATGGATCTGCTGAGGTATTTTGGAATGTTACATCTTCCTCTGCAAATCAAAGTGGTAAGTTAGTATCTAGAGATGGCAACGGTGATTTTTCAGCAGGAGTAATCACTGCTGATTTAGTTGGAAATGTTGTAGGAAACGTAAAAGGAGATGTCAAAGCTCTTAACGGTACTACAGTGTTAGACAGCGGGACAGATGGCAATAATGCAACCTTTACAGGAAATGTTACTGGTAATGTTACAGGCAACGCTAGTTCAGCTAGCAAATTACTAACAGCAAGAAATATTAATGGAGTATCATTTGATGGTACTGGTGATATTACCATAGTTGCTCCGACAGGGGCAGGCGCTGGATTAACAGCTGGAGCATATATTCAAAGAGATGTCCAACCAGGAGCTCCTGCTGAGTATCTAGGAACTTATCCAGAGACATGGAATATTAAAGCAACATCAGGAAACAGTGGTGGATTTATTGTAGCGAGAGACAACAGTGGTAATTTTTCTGCTAACACTATCACTGCTTCTTTAAACGGAAATGCAGCTACAGCTACAAAATTTCAAACTGCAAGATCAATAAACACTATTAGTTTTGACGGTACATCTGATATTACGATTTATGACAGCACTAAGGTTCCAGTGGCAGGCGGAACAATGACTGGTTTACTAACCTTATCAGCAGATCCAACATCGCCAATGCATGCTGCAACAAAAAAATATGTAGACGATGCTATTGCTTCTAAACCATTATTTTTTAGTTTAGATACTAGGGGACTGGATAAGACATCCGCTGGCGCCGGATCGATAGTAGAGTTGTTAAATGCTATTGCACCTCCGGCTAGTTTTGCTGCAAATACTACTTGCAGAATCGCAAGCACTATACAAAATATTAGTATGAGTGGTGCAGGATTTACCACAGGACGATTTATTGGAATTACATATGTCTCTTCTGTAACAGACGGGGCATTGACAGTAAACGATCCTACAAGAAATAATAATTTAACTTATAGAGTTAATTCAAATAGAACGAGTTGGGAATATGTATCAGGTTAATCTTGTTAAAAATTATATTACTAATGTTGACGAGATCATAGAACTTGCAGAGAAAGAAAGCCACAAGTTCAGCGTAAGAGCGCCAGGACAAGAATATAATTTTGTAACAGATTACGGGAATAGTCAGTTAAAGAGCTTGTTTTATTTTAACATGAGTGAAG